ATATCTGCTGTTAGCACAGACATGAGCCGTTCAGCTCTGGGGAACCCCCCGTGATTTGCACACGATTCTCGCCGACATAGTCGACGCGCTTGCTTAATAAGCTATGGGTTCAGTTAATACAGTTGGACTTACGGTGCAATATACACAAAATAAAACACCTGCCCCTGCGGAGTCTTCCTTCCATCCACCTTCTTCAGGGAGACGGGAGGGATAAATTTATCTAGGAGTTTTGACACATTTTTGAATCTATTTGCTTTCGCAAATTCCTCGTTATAGCGCGTACCGAGACATAAGTCCGCTATATAGACTTGCACGTACGTAACAACATCCACTATGAAGCGCTTCCTCCTTTCCTGAATCGCCGCAATTACAGTGGTGTGCTTAGTTTTGATTATATTTTTATCAAAGAAATCCTTTCTCTTTGCCAGACACACATTTCTATATTCTGTCAAATGTCTGTCAACAATAAATTCTAAGTCGCGCTTAGCGCGCTTTTCAAGCTCACGCCTGTCAGAAATCTGTACTACCTTTCGCCTATGAATTCCTTTCAAGAAGACATAGTATGCATAAATTGGTTCACAGTGCATACCCGGTTTTCCGATCGCAGCAAGCGTTTCGAGAATACGTTCTGCCTGTCCTTTAGGACTTCTTCTAAATTTCTCCCACGGTGTGAAGATCATTTGTAAGATGTGTTCCTTTCGTACATGGGGTTCTCCATTGAAGATACAGTATTTATAGAAAGACAAACAATCACCCAGTTTCTTTTCTTTAAAATTTGAACATTTATAGTTTTCTTTCAAAAAGAATCCCAATCCCTCAGCTGTCGTCATGAAGCGCTCAATGAAATCCGCTTCTATTTCTTGAAATAAAAAAATCAGAAAATCATCCCCACCTATTGCGCACTTGAACTTTGTTACGCCGTTTTCAACACAGCACACACATAATATGAAAAGATTGACTACTGAGCCAATAAGTGTTGTTGCTTTCGAGCCGCTAGCTAGCCCATTTAATATTCGTATTACGCAGCCACCTGGCAACACATAATCTTTAATTACCAGTGAGTCAAGTACATATAGCCACAGCATATCCCCCATCGTGCCCTCAGGACTATATGTTCGCAGGATTGCAGTTGCTATTAACAGAAACAACACTATAAGACTAGCATCGAACCTACGCCAGTCGCCTTCGAATCCAG